TATGCAAAACAATCAACAACAACAACCCTTGGGAGGATTTCGACCGAATCCTAATGGAAGAAATCAACAACAACAACAAAGAATCTTGCGGAACAACAACAACAACGCCAATGCTATCCAAAACAATCCACAAGTCAATCAAGTCCAAAACCAAGGCCAACAAGCAGCTCTGCCACAACAAGCCGGCTTTGATATCCTCACGATCCATAATGGGGTCATCACCACTTTTAAACCCATGTACCGACTTGGAGTTGAAGGCGAGTTTGCTTTCAGACGATATTTCAGTCATTTGTCTACCGAAGGGGATGATGGAGCCAGACCAGGTTTACGATTTAACTCACGTAAAAGTCATCCACACCCTGTAGGTGCTGCTGTTCGAGCCTTGTTCCATGACAAATTATTATTTGGAACTTTGAGAAAGAAGAAGCACCTGGATATAGGAACTAGTCCAGCTAGATTACAGTCCAGGTTTTATGAGACTGGTGAGATACAACCCATTCCAGTAACTGAATGGGTGCATTCCTTAGCACCAATAACATGTGGACGAGATATTATGCGTCACTATCATCACGGTGACGATGTTCAGAATATGTGCCAATGTAAGGGAGGAGTTTGGGGCGCTTTTGGGACACCAACCGCTAGGTGTCAAAAGTGTCTCACGAATACTTATAAGTATTCTACCTCCATTGACTCCATTTATTATCCGGGAGTCTTAGAGGAAGTCGCTGATCAGGCTGACTTATGTGAGGGGCACATACATTATGCCGTATTTAATGATTATGATAAAATGAGATTGCAATACGGTTCGGTAGGGAGAGCGTGTGACAATGAGTCAGTAGCATGTATTGACTCTAATATGTTTGTCACATCCACAGTTGTGGGCAATGTCGCACCCTACCATCATCAGATATTGAAGACTGAAGGTTTAGAATCTTGGCAGTATCTGGTGAGATCGTCCAGTGGAAGGTGGTTTTATATGGTATTTGAGGTTATAGATGAATTTCAGAATGGTGATATACCATACCGGATGTGTAGAGTAACTCCAATTTCAGTTGACAAATTATTGACTGTGTCTTTAGCAAATAAAACAGATGAAACTGAAGGAGTTCAAGGTGTACCATACTTTGAGAACATCTGGGTGAAACCTAGTTTTGAGGAGAAGAATGACAAAGAGATGATTAATAAGATTAAAGTCGCTCCTCAGACTAAAGGAATGCCTAAATTTAGTGCTAAACCTACGAAGATGGAAATTCCAGATGAAAGAAGTACGGATGTCTCTGTGATGACAGATAGGGAGGAAAAGACACCCCTAGAGACTGTCATATTGCAAGAATGTGAAAAGAAATGTAAGCCATTACCCGACGATCTTGTCACTGATTTTAATGAAAGAAAACAACAGTTTGAGAGACAGATCAGTTGGTATGATAAGCTGCTCAAGCAATGGAAACAACAGAATAACGAGAAGTTTTATTATTCAGTGGACACAAAAGGACTTTGGCTCACTTTGGAATTGAGCAAACCAAAATGGTGGTCCTGTGGACTTCTCGTATCCAAGAATTTGTACAAAGCTAAAATGGAAGATGTGATGGAGGCTTATACTAGAATAGGATCAAAGCACATTTCCACATCAATTGATTATGCTTGTACACAAGCGCAGCGAGAAATGGCAAAGGAGAGAGGTATTACAGTGATGGATCTCTTTGAAGCATTCACTATTGCAAGAATAATTCGAGCACAACAGAATGAGCGCATGGAAGAAGCTTTTGAGATGAGTTATTCAACTCAAAAGAATGATGCTCGAAGAAAACGTAAAATATAAGAGACTCCGATCGAGGCTCTAACGGGCCTCGTCCGTAGGTTGGGGACGCCTTTTGTGGATCTTCCTAGTTCATGTGTGGTAGATCCTGAGCGTCTTGATGCCATAAAGCAGGCTGGCATCTATCCTTCACACATAAGAGCTAAAGGTGATTATGTGGGGGATCCACTTCAAGTTCCCTGCACTAAATCCGAACGTCACGTTGGCGCAACGCAGATGTTTAAGATTTTCTACCATGATGTATTCAAAACTCCCTGCATAAAACATCATTGTCCCAAAACTACGTATGCAGCTGTATTAAGAGCTTGTTCCAATAAAGTCGAACCTGATGACGAATGGTGGAACAAGTTCGAAATTTGGTTCCATTTTATATGGACACCCAAATTTTTAGCCCACGTTAAGAAGGAGCGGCCTGTTATCGATATGGAGGCCTGGCTTAAGAGTGGGCGTTATACAATTAAACAGCAGCAGGCACTTAAAGAATCATGGGACATAGATAAGCGAGGGGATGATTTTAAAGAGTTTAAATCATTCCCAAAGATCGAGTTGCAATTCTGTAACTGTCCAGAGGGGTTCTGCGAATGTAAAGAAAGGCAGATATGCGGACCCCCAGATTCCAAGAAAGTAGCTGGAAATGTATTCATCTGGTTCATGGAAGGTATTGCGCATAAATACCTAGATGAGTATTGTGGACGGCAGAATTGGATGGATATTTGTAATAGCCTAGATAAATGGGCTACAGATTTAAACGATCCTATATATTTTGACAGTGATGGCTCAGCTTTTGATATAACACAGTTGAGAAGAGCCCATGTCATGATGAATCGCTTTATGATGTTTGCAGCGGAGCTATGTGAATTCAAGGATCCATTGTCAATTGAACATCTGAAGAGGGCTCTGGATGCCTCTTTGGATTTGTATGTCTCGGCAGACAATGGTCAACTTAAATATCGGGCCCAAGGGAGAGCGTCAGGTGATGGTTGGACAACTTTCGCCAACACCATTCTCATGATCTGCTATTGGGAATTTACTTTCTATATGGCAGAGATACCGAAGTCCAAATACCGTCTTAAAGTCAAAGGGGACGATGTTTTGGGAGCTGTGGAAAAGCATTATAGGCCTGCTCTTGAGAAGTGGGTCAATATATTATTTACCAAGACGAAATCAAAACAAAAACATGGTCTTGGTCAAGTATGTAAAATGCTTAACTTCGGAGATATTACTGAGATGAGTTTCTTGTCAAATCACTTTTTCAGGACGGATAGAGATAAGATCCGTATGACGAGAATCCCTGCGCGTGTTTTCCAAACCAACAGTTGGAGTACTAAGTGTGTTCATGATGCACGCTTGATACCTGGTTTATGTTACAGTAAAGGTATGAATTTATTGGCCTGGGGAAAAGGTTTACCTATTTGGGAAGTTTTAGGGAATAAAATGGTAGAATTAGGTAAGTATGATCCCAGGGTGAAGAGGAATGAGTACTCTGACGAACCGAGATGTTGGAATGGAAATGATGACCGCAATGCCTACATGCGGTATTTGATAAACCGCTTCAAGATGACAGAAGCTGAAGTGGTTGATATTGAGACCCAAATTGGAAATATCAAAGAGTTGCATGGACATATTTATTTACCCGCACTAGATAAGCTATATGCCTATCTCTAGTGTGTAAAACTAAACTAAATAAATAGCTACCGGACAATTGTCTATATTCTGTCTAAATAATATATTGTCTAGGTTTATTAACATGTGTATAGGTTTCGTTGTTTCTCCCAAATTGCG